TTTTTTAATTATGGTGCAACTTCTAATGCAGCGATTGCAGTAGCGATATTCCCATCTACAAATGCAGGATAGTCGTTCTCCTTAACATATTGAACCAAACGTGCCTCAGCAAGAATTGTCACCATATTTCTTTGGAAATCGTCATTTACATAACCAACTTGAACATTCATAGCCTCACGCATTCTAACGTTTGACTTAGTGAAATCACCTACCAAGAAAGTACCTGCAACCATATTAGTAGTTGAAACAACGATAAGGTTTGCCACTCTATTAACGTCCATCAAGAACATAGGGTAAGTATACTCACCTGTTGACGACTTAGTCAATTGCATAGCAGCAACATCAGCAGGATTCAAAACAACGTGCGTAGGCTCGAAGTTAGCATTTTGTATTTGTGAAATAGCCACTCTAATAACATCTGAGATATTTGGAGCAACAACCGTTGCAGCGAATGTACCTGCAGAGAAAGTCACTGAATTTGTCAAGATACCATTAATACCACCAACAGCACCGTTCAACAAAGCGTCTTCGATAGCTTGGTCAATTGAAGCCATCAAGTCAGTATTGATTTCCGATTGAACGAAAGATAAATCAGCAAGCATTTCTTTTGAAATCTTTACAGTTCCTGCGATTTTCTTAACCTCTTCTGAAATCTCTTCGTAAGAAGGTTGTCCCGAAATTTTACTACCTGCTTCGTCTACCCATTCAGAAACAGTTTGAACTTTTTGAGAGATGTAAGTAACGAATTTAGAGTTAGTGATACCCATATTAACGATGTCACGTATCTTGATTATCGGACGAGCAATTTTAGAAACTCCCGCCTCTAATGTAGATAATGCGATGTTACCAGTGTAATCACCATCGATAGTTGTATCGTACAACGCTTTAGTTTCAAGACTCATCATTCCGCCTTTTTCAGCAGTTTCTTTGATTTTGTCAATGTTAGAAACATACGCCTGAGAAATAGCCTCACCTAATGAACGTGGCTTACGCTCAGATTTGAAACCTTTTTCTGAGATAGCCTCCATTTTACCCTCGAATCTAGCTATTGCTTTTTCGATTTCTTGAGACTTAACCTCTAATGCTTTTAGAGCGTCTACATCATTCTTAAGACCGTCAAAGTCTCCTTTAGTTGGCATTGTAGCCAAAGTTGCGTTGAACTTTTCGTTGATTTTTTCAACTACTTGTTCTGGTGTTAAATTTTCCATACTTTTTTTTTGTTTTTTTTAGTTAAAATTTGTTTATTACTTCACTCCAATCAAATAGTTTCGGGGCTGTTATTGGCTCGATAATTGGCGAATGTTCTTTTACGAACGGTTCACTTTTTGCGAGTATAAGCATTTGACTATTCAAATATTTTAATTTCATTTCCATTTCGTAAAGGCGCTCATCACTTCCCTTACCATTTGCGAGACCTTTGATAAGCAAATCAATATCGTTCGAGATTTTAACCGCCTTTTCTACCTTATCTTCGCTCTTCATTACATCAACTACATACGTTTCGCTATTAGCTCCAAACGTAACCGCAGAACCTTCGTATAACTTTAGTTCCGAGATTTGATAGTAACCTTGCGACGGTAATGTGCTGTCATCAATCCACTTCATTTTATCTTGAATGTATTGAAAACCGATTGAATGTTCACGAATTATTCCATCGTTATAATCGTTCCAAGCGTCCTCTCCAATTGTTGAATTACCTAGTTGACCAACAGCATAAAGACCTATTTCATCTTCACCTATTTGATTGAATTTACCGATTTGCTTTTCCCAATCGTGCCATCTTAAAAATGCGATTTTACGGTTACTTGTTGAATCGGGACCACGTTCTAATATTGACTTGGTAAACGCCCCTTTTTTAATCATATCGTTATCCGAATCGATATTATCGAACTTCGCTAGGTATATTGCTACTTGTCGCTTATCTGAGCTTATATCCTTTATTTCGGCTGCTCCTTTTGTTTGGTAATTAGTTGATTTCATAGTTAAAACGTTTGAGGTATTTGAGGTGTTTCGGGAGTTGCCGTTATCATTGATGCAGCAACAATACGGTCATATCCATAATAGTTTACTAAGGTATTAACCGCTATTTCATTAGTCATTTGTCCCGTTGCAACCGCTGTATTAAGTGCAATAATACCGTTTAAACCTCCGACTGTTCCTCTCAATTCAGTTTGCGCTTGGATAAGTCCGTTTTGTTGTGCTTGCGCCTTATCAATTGGTTCTAAAGTATAGCCAAATTCAGCAGCATATTGTTCTTTCGTGATAACTCCATCTGTTAATAATAGGTTATAAGCTGTTACCTTCTCAGTCAACGCTTGATATTCTGCCAATTCGTCATCTTGAAGTACTGGCAAATGGTCAAAACACGCTTCAATGCGTATGCCTTCCTTATCAAGTCCTAATTGGTGACAAATTGAGTCATACATCTGCTGAGTCTCAGGAATAATTGTATCTGTGTAAACCATACGAATTGAATCCTTAACATTGCTAAACGTGCTGCCCTTTTCACTTGAAAATAAGTTAGCATTCATTCCATAAGCATCTATAATAGCCATTTTGTCAGCTGTAAGCTCTTCAAATAGCATCAAATCTCTTGTTGGGTAACTCATCGATTGCCAATTAACTTGACTTTCTGTGATTATTATTTCGTCTTTTGAACGGTTGTACCAATCCTTTTGTATCTCTCGTTTCTCTTCGGGAGTCATAGGAATAGCACCTCCAATATCACTATTCTGAGCCGATAAAATACCTATTGCGCCGATATTCTCTAGTAGTACATTACGCTTGTGATAACTTGCTTTTATATTACTCAATGGATATTTCAATGCATCGATTCTACTTGTCGGTTTAATGATGTTCATACCGTCAGTAGTTGTTAAATAAATAACATCTTCAATTGGCAAAGTTTCGATTTCGTTGTCATCATACTCAAACTTATAACCGTCAATAAGACCGTTTACGTCCATTTGTTTAAGCGTTTTGCCGCTCGTTTGTATCTGTATCTTATTACTAGGTAACGGGACGAACAAATTACGTTGGTTAAACGCTCTTAAAGGGCAATAGCCGAACGCATTTGAGTAAAGCGCATCATTAACCGATAGTGAATAGACAACATCGGACCAACTTTGTACAGGGTTTGGTCGATTAACCATATCTAAAAACCAATGTTCCGTGATTTCAACGTTATCTTTATCGTATAGTTTAGGAATGTTGCTGCTCATCATTGACGCTCTCTTGTCGATTACGGCTCTGAACTCAGGAATCGTTAGAAACCACTCCCAAGCGTTGTTTGTATCAATCCAAATGGCATTTTTTACACCCCATACTTGGTTTTGTATAGGTTTTAGTCTATTGAATTGGTTTATGAATCTGTTTTGTTGACCGCTGTTAACGCCAAAAAACGACTCCCAAAAATTTATCTCCATCTGAATTGATTAGAATTTAAGCAAAGTTAAGACAATTTTTTAAACATTGATTGAACAAATATAGATAATCCACTTAAGCAGTCAGGAGCGTCGTCGTTTTTGTTCTTACCTTCCTTGCTAAAACTTAGTACATTTTGGATAAATAGCTCGCTTTGATTGTCTCCATTACGTATAAAAATCATTGAATTCATTACGTGAGCACTTGCCATTATTATGCGTGTTATCTTATTTTGCGTGTTATGTACTTGTAATATTTTTGTCCGTGTTTGCGTCTGTAGTTGTCTACTGAACATTGCGCCCATACTATTCGACTCTACCCTACAATAACTTACGTTCCATTTATCCAACATCGCAGCCGTTTGAGGTATCGTTATATCGGTATTATCTCGAGTCATTAAATAGTCCACAATAAACAGCTGTTTCTTCACAATTGCACAAATCGCAACTGACGTGTAATCAGTACCTTGGTCACTAACGTCCACGTAGCCAAGACAACCTTCAATAGGGTTTGATTTCGTGATTTCGGCGAACTCCTCTTTTGATAAGAAATTAAGGTTATTAAACAACCGTCCTTTCATGTCAACGGGCTGTTGTTGGTATTCAGCTTCCCATATTTCAGGAGCTGTACGTTTCTTCTTTTCGATATATTCAGCTGTTGTTAGCACGTCCTCACAGAATGACTCACCTTGCTCATTCATAGCACTCACAATAATCGATTTATCGTATATCTTTGACTCAATATTACGCCCTATAACATCGTTTAAACTCCAACGTGTACCTATATCAATCCTGGCGCATCCACTCTCAAATCGTGAATCGTGTGTTGATTCCTTCCATTGATTGATTCTATCGTTCACAGTGTCACTTAGTGCATCTTCAATGCCTCGATATAAATCATCTGTTATCGCAACGTTACTTGCTCCAAACCCGATAATAGTACCACCAACACCCGCACCAAAGTAACCTACTTGCTTACTTGTGTTAGTATTCCACCCTTGTAGATTCGATTTATCATCTGATAGGCTTACATTGGGGAATATTGAACGGTATTTGTCACTTTTCACTATTGCTCTAACGTCATAACTGAACTTTAAGAACAATGTAGCCGTGCAAGTGTTACGCATTACACTCTTAGTCGGATTTCTTCCGATTGTCCACGCACAGAATAACGAAGTGATATACGATTTACCAGCTCTTGGTGGCATTGAAACACTTAAACTTTTGATTGTTTTCTCTTCAATCTCTTGAAAGGCATCCGCTATTTCTTTGAGGAACGGTCTATTTACGAAAAAAGTACGGTCATAAGCCATACAAAACTCCCAGAGTGAACGTCTTGAAAGCTCATTTCTAAGCATTCGTTTAGCGTATTCCTTACGTTCATTCATCTTCGTTTAATAAGTCCCTTAATTCGTCCGTTGTAAGGTCTGACAAGTCTATTTCAGTGTTCGTTTGCTCTATTTGTTGAACGGGTGCACCATAAGCTGAATCAAGTACCGCCTTATAAGCATTAGTGTCCTCTTTCTCGATTGCCTTATTGATTTGGGCAAGGTGCATTTTTAACTCGTTGTCGTTTAATGACAATAGTTCCTTTAAAATGGTGCTTCTATTTCGTGCTCCCTTGGGTCTTCCATTAGGATTTGGGGCTTCACCTTTTTTCCATGCTGGTCTTAAATTTTCCTCGTTTGCCATGATTCGGTATTTTTTCGGTATATTTTAATCTATTTTTTCGCACTTCTGTACGGTACTATTTTATTTAATAAATCCTTTCGTTTTCCGCAGTTGCACGTCTTTATAACGCTCTTAACTACTTTGGCTATTCCTGTTGATTCAAGTATGTTCTCTACTGTGTCACCAAGCCCGATTGGATTCTTATTTAATCCCATTTTAGATAAATAATCTAACAGTCCAATAAATGCCTAATATCACTCCTAAGGATAACACTCTAGTAAATGAAGATGCCATCTCTTTTTGACCTTCAAACCAGGTGGTAATTTTTGATTGTTGTAACCACGGCAAAAAGAATAACATTGCTCTATCAATGAAGAAGATTATTCCGAATATTGGTAGTAAGGTTATTCCTAACGCTACTTTTAGTTTTTTGTTCATAATTGTTCGTTTTAATGTTAAAAATACGCACAAAGTTTGTATCTCTACTCCCCTTGTGCGCTACAAAACCTAAACACTAGTCAATGCAAAGGTATTAATTTTCGTTTGAATAACGTAAAAAATAAATGTAGTGCAAATGTCCTATTGATTTAGTGGTTAATATTCCTATTTCGTGTTTTCGTAGTTCCTGCTTCAATTTCCAAATGTTAATACTTTTTTGAACGCATATTGTCGGTATAGCATCCGTTTTAAAGCCTATTGAATAACCTATCAAGGCTTCTTTGTACTTTACGGTTATTATCGTTGCTAGCCACTCTTCGGTTGGTATTCCATTTAGATATTTAGCGCATTTTTCCACGTGTTTTTTGCGAAAGATAATGAATAAATTGATAACAAAGTATAAGCGGCATTGAAAAACGCCCGCCTATACGATAGTTATAAATCATTTCGATTCTAAATAATTGTAGTAACTTCTCTTCCCGTTACTTAAGGATTTGTCGTTTGCTGAGTCGATTGGGTCTAAATAGTAGTAAACCTTCTTTTCTATCCGTGTTTTTATCACCTTTTTTTCGGGCTTCAATATCCAAAATACTGCGAATACTTGCGCACAAATTACGATAAACACTCCGATTTTAAATATTGCTATTTTCATAATCTAATAGATATTTGCCTATTTTCTCAAGTGTTGTTGTGTGAAGACCTTTAGTAGTGTTTTCAGCGTTTAGGTATAGCCATATTTGATTTTGACTCAATCCTGCATCTCTGGAAAACTTCGCTAATGTGATGTTTTCAGTGAGTAAATGCTGCTTTATCATTTCACGCGCTAAACTGTTTACTTTAGATAGTTGTTTTGCTGTCATTTGTTCGTGTTTTTAAATGTTTCATTGTAGTATTGTTTATCTTTTGCCTCTCCAGCTAAATAAGCACTTTCCATCTGTTGCTTCTCCATTTCTTTGGCTTGTTGAATAATATGGTTATAATTATCTCTTCCCATTTCAATTTGAATTATATTATTAAAAGACTTTGAGTCCATTTCTCGTAGTTGTTCATTCAACCATTCTATTGCAGTCATAATTTTAGTTTTTAAAGGGGGTTTTTACGCCCCCATTGTTATTAAAATGGTAAATTTGAGTCTTCAAATTCATTTTGAATCGGCACGTTTGTTACAGCGTTATTCAAGTCTAAAACGTCCAACTTCCAACCTTCCAAAGTATTAAAACAAGTTTCAACACCAGCTGCATTCGTCCATAAACGCCCTTTAATATTGATTTCAACACCTATCTTGTTGCCTACTGCTAAATTCTGTAGTAAGGCGCACTTGTCATTCACAAATTGAATCGATAAATGTTGCTTGTACGGTCCTTCATCTACTTCAAGAATTACATCTTGTTTAGTAAATTTCTCACTCTTAACCTCTTTTGTGCCAATTTTGTAAATTAATCCTTCAATTTTCATCTTTACTTTGTTTTATTTAATTAAAAATTCTAAATCTAATAATTCTTCTAAATCACTTCCATTTTCATTTTGTAGAATATCTAAACACATTCCATTTAAATACCATTCTTTAACAACTAATTTCACTTCATTTTCGCTTAATCCATAATGCTCAATAATTGAAAATTCATCATGATTTTCTAACATTTGTTCTAATAAATGGTCATCTAATTTTGTAATTTTCATAATCTATTTTTTAACTGTTGATAATATTCACGTGCAACCTCTACACGTTCTTTAATTTTTTGTTGTGCTGCTTCGTCTTTTTGTACGATAAACCGTTTTACCCTTAACTCATTCGGTATGTGGTCGAAATTATGCATCTTTTGTACAGCGTCTCTAACTTCTAAATCCTCTTCTATTAAATTCAACTTCCAATGCTGGCGACGAATCTCATCTTCTACTATCTGTAAGGGTGTATTCATCAAACAATACACAAGTTCGCTTGTATCGTGTCCTGTAAGCATCATGTAGCCAACTAGCTGCCAATAATAATCTTTGTTTTTAATTGTTTCGTCGAATAAAGGAAAAGTACTAGCGTTCCAAGAACACTTTATATCCGCAAGTAATGAATCCGTGTTTATGTCAGGTTCGCCAGTCAACCACTCGTTGTTAAATCTAACTTCGTTTTTTACTACAAAATCCCAATTTAAGACCTCTGAGGCGAATTGAATAGCTTCATCTTCCATCTCTAAACCTTTATCAGTATAACGACTTGAGAACTCTTTATAAATGCCTAATTCACGTTCTTTGAATAGGTCTTGAATGTAACTTTTTGCCGTTTCAGATAATGTTTCGCTTTTTGTTCTCGAGTCGGTCATCAGCTTCCCAAGTGAGCTGCATCTAAATAGTAACTCTTTCATAATAGTTTTAATGCTGACTTTTGCAAATCGGTTAACTCAAATTTAAATAAATCCTCTTTTTTCGCCTTTCCGTCATTTACTGCGATAATAGCCTTCTCAAATCGTTCGTTAGATATTGGTTGTTTATTCACGTGTTTAGCTACTTCATTACCATCGTCATCTTGCATTGATAAACTTAAAAGTGACTGAATAGAATAACGTCTAAAATATGAAATACACCCGCCTAATTTTTGTGGGTCGGTTATCTCAGGTAATTTAATTTCAGATACTATTTCAATTCCCGTTTCAATGTCAATCACTACGCTTTGCACTAAGCCACTTTTAATCGGTTGTAAGAGGATTAAACCGTATTTATGTAGTATCGGCTCAACGACATCTAAAATAGTGTTTAAATCAGCGTATTTCGATTTAAAGAAAGGATTGTCCGCAGATTTGTTAATTTTTCCTATTTCCTGCTTAGCTAAATGTAGCTTGAAATAAATTCCATTTGGTTTTGGAATTGCATCTTCGAATGTTTCGTTTTTCATAATGACTAATGTTTATTTTTGATTATAGATATTACACATTGTAATAAACTTTTTTCTTGGTAGTTTTCTGAATTGCTCGTATGTCAATCCGTTTGATTCTGCAATCAATACCATTTTAGCGTTTAATTCTGCAATTGTTTTCATTTGACTTGTTTTAGTTTTGTTCTACAAATATAAACTTTCTTTTTATATAAAACGCTATTATTTTAATTTATTTTTATTAACTATAAATTCCTATTAATTTATTGAGCAATTCCCTTGCTTTATCAGCTGTTTCAAAACTATAAGTATCAAAAGTTTTAATTAAATTCCTTACTATTTTTATCTTATCTGAATAATCATTTGCCTTTAAACCTATGTATTTATATTTTTGTTGCAATTCAACATCAACCATTTCTGCATATTCCAAACCGTATCTGTCAATTAAGCCTTGAAAATATTGTCTTTCTCTTCCTCCTCCTAATCCATTTTGATTGCAATCTGATTTTTGACTGTGAATATTATGTAAATTATATCTTAAACTCGCATTTGATCCAACAGATTTAAAATGTCCTCCATCTTGCTGCTTACCGTAATCTTTTCCGCAATCAATACATTTGAACTCAAAATAATTATCAATCATTCGGGCTAATTTGTTTATTTCGTCTTGAAGAAATTTTTTATATTTTGGATTATTTACTTCTACATCCATTTTTTTCTTTCTTTCGCCCCATTCCTTTCGCTCGGTTTTTTTCTTTTGTTCAACTTTCTGCATTGCCTCAATAAATTTGCATTCGTGTTTCCAGCAATATTTTTCTAAAGTTGAAAATCTCGGTTCAAATTTTTCAGCGCAATTTTTACATTTCTTCATAGTCAAATATTGAAGTTTGATTTATATTTTGTTTGTGTATTATTCCCATTGCAGTATCTAATATTGTTTTACCTGCTTCATAATCTACCAGGTTACGAGCCATTTTGTCAACTCTTTGTGTCCCTTTATATTTTGTAAAATCGTAATCGTGAAATATGCACCACTTAGAAACCTCGTCTTTACTTTCCATTATAGAAGATTTTCTTTCATTTAAACTATTTGGTAAATTAAAGTTTGTCCAATACAAGTGTCTACCTCTTTTTATACCGTTAATTAATGGTTCGTAATATGGTATCACATTTTCAACGCAATACTTTCCTTCAAAATAATTCTCTAAAAATAGTATTTCTTCGTATAGTTTCAAATCAGGATAAATTGCAGTCGTTGTATTTCGTCTTGCAAACCTCGCTCTTGAATGACTAGGACAAGGCGGACTGCTCCATATAAAATCAAACTCTTTAAAATGGTCAATTAAATATTGATGTGCATCTGCAACAATTACCGTATCGTTTGGAAATCGTTCCTGGTATAATCTAGCAGCTTCTTCATCCAATTCAACGGCTGTTATTTCGTGTTCGTCGCCCCACTTATAACGATTGCCTCCAAGACAAGCAAAAAGATTAAGTATTTTCATATCCCATTCATTAAATTAGCGTTTATTTCTTTTAATTTTTCCATCTCAAATCTAAGCTCCATATTTTCCTTATGGAAGTTGAAATTCATCTTTTGCAAGGTATCGAATTCTTTGCTTTGTTGTTTAAATATTAAAAATGTTTCATTCATTTGACGAAGGTGTTTTTCCATTCCTTGAATAAATACTTTTCGTTCAGGGTTCTTTTCCCTCAATTCATCAACAGTAAATTTTAAAGATTCGATTATCGCGATTATGTTTGTTTGTGCGTTTATTACGTCTAAATATTCCATAATTTTTATTTAAAAAGGTAAATTTTGATTGTTTAAAGTGTGATAAGATTCTGAAAAACTTTTCAGCTCAGAAATCGGTTTTTTTATTTCGTGTTTTTCTTGTGCGTAAATATTGCTATGTTGATTAGGATTGTTTGAGTCCAAGTCGTAATATCTAAATTTATTAATATCAAATCTCAAATTTATCATTCCTATTTTTCCAATACTGCGAGGCTTAATTTTATTGAAATATATTTCACATTGATTGTCGCTTAAATCTTCTCGATGTACTGTAATCATACATTTGCCACTATTGAACCATTCGCTACCACCCTTTAAATCATAAGGACCAGGAGGGACACGTTTACCATTTACCTTTTCCGTTAATTTAGGATGTATAATCGTATGTAAATGTAAATCATTATCCTCAGCTATTTGATTTCTATACGGTAAAACAAATTCCAAATATTGAGCATAACCTCCATAACTTGAATAATCGTGGCTTAAATCCTTCCAACTATCAATACTTGCGGTTTGTAATCCTTCAGATTTTTTTAATGTAACAGCATAATCCCAAAATTCAACGGCTGACATTTTAGCTTTTAAATCACTTTTTGTCAATACTTTAAAATAATGACAAACCCATTCGCTCGCTATACTTATTTCACTATCTGTAATTGTATTGTTCGCATCGGGGTTAAATGATTTTCCCGTCTTTTTATGAATTAAATCGGCAATTATTTCAATGTTATTACCAACATCAGGAAAATATATTAAATGTTTCCAATCGTAAAACAAAGAAGTATTTATCAAACATTCCATAAGGAATTGAGTTTTTCCACTCATAGGGTAACCCGTCCAATCAGTACAATTTCCTAACTGCATTGAATAATTATCCTTCATCTTATCAAATCCAAGAAACATTCCTTTGTCGTGGTACGTCTTTTTGTAGTTCTGCAACGCATTGAGTATCTCACTCGCTTTCGTTATCTTAAATCCTTTCAAATTATCCATAAGGATTGAATTTTGATTGTTCGCTAACTACGGTATTGACATATTTAGAAAAATTAGTATTTATTAAAAAATGCTTAGGGGTATCAGTACTATTTATTTTTACCCATTCTGAATCAACCATTACTTTATAAGCGTGTTCAAAATCTTCTGGCGTGTAATTTGCTTTTTTTAATTCTTTTAAATTAGCTATATCCGTTTTTGTTAATGTTTTAAAATTTCCTTTAACGCCTTTATGCTTAAATTTCATTTCATTAAACCAATTTAAAAAATTCACTGTTAAAAGCGTTTGCGCTTTATTATTGTTTATTTCATTTACAGTTACATTATCATTTACAGTTACATTAACAGTTGAATTTGTTGAGCTTTGTTGAACAAAATCAACATTTGTTAAATTTGTTGAGTTTTGTTGGCTTTCTTTTAATAATCTTCTAGCTTCTGCACTTGCTTTTCCTGCGGTGCTTCTAACACCTTTGGTTGCTAACCACTTTATTAAATCACGTTTCATCTGTAATTTAATAGGCTCAAAAGCAAGTAAAACTAAAGGGTCGTTATTGATTGGATTCTCATCATTAACGTATGCAAAAATATGTTTTAGTAGTATTCCTGCCTTATCATCTGGCAGCATTTCAATAATTGAACGTTGGTCTGAATACAAAACGAATGATTTTTTATCCTCCGCCATAATTTAAAGATTAACTTTGTATTTAACTATAACAAGACCTGTTTTATCAATTCTTAATTCTTGAAATACAAACTCAAAAATACCATTCATATATTCAATTGATATTGATTCAGTATAAGAGTCTAAATTATAGACAATACTTTCTAATTCTGATAAAATTGAAAATGGTTTATCAATTCCTACGTGAAAAAACTCTTTCAAGTTTATTACAATAATTCTTTTTTTCATAAGTAATAATTTTATAAAATGCAAAAAGCCCCTATCTTCAAAGTGTGCAGACTTCTCAGATAAGAGCTTAAATAGTTTCTTTATGTTCCTGCACGAACGTGTACAAATATAATAAATTTATTTAGTTATTCGTCTTTTCCTAAAAATAATTGTTGACACGCTTTTTTCCTTTGAACGGTAACCTATTGCGTGGATAAATTCGTGCGTTATTTTGGCGTTTTGGCTTGATTTAAGAAACGAAACAGTGTCAAATGTAAATACATCTATGCCCTTCATAATGTTCACTCTTTCGCCTTGCAAATGACCGTGATATTCATACATTGAAAGCCTAATATCTGCAGGAAAGTTGATAAGCTGAACTTCTAATGTTCGGTAGCGGTTGATTTCTCGTCTTAATGTTCTCATATCGTTAGTTATTATCTTCGTAATTAATTGATTTTACCTTTACTCTGGCACTTCTAAAATGGTTAATTCTGCGGATTGTTGACAAAGGGCGTTTAGTGTAAACAATAGTTACCTTCTCGCAGTTGTTGAGCTGCTCTTCAATGCTGCGAATGTTCCATAAGAAGATTTCGTCTTTTTGCTGTATAAAATTATCGTACATTCTCAATGCGTTAATAATAGTTGCATGGTTTTTACCAAATATTTGACCTATTGCTGCAAGTGAAAGTTTAGTATTTTTTCTAACAAAATTATACGCTGCTGCTCTTTGATAAACAATTTCTCTTTGGCGTGTTTGTTTCAAAATGCCGTTACGCTCGCAAATGTAAACTACCTTTTTTAAATCAATTTGTTTCATTTATTAAATCTTTTTAAGTATTAAACATCCTTCTGAGTCGAGTTCCTCTATTACTAAATTAGATTTATACACTAAACTTGCAGGTCTCATCACAATCACAACATCAATTTCTGTATCATATAATCCCCAAAATATCTCATCACAGTTTTTTAAGGATAATCTATAATCAACTAACATACCATTTGATGTAGCCATAACAATTCCATCTACCTTTAATGAATAGAAATCATCATCTCTTTTAATTAGTTTTATTTTCATCTGTCAATTCTTTAAATTGTTCATCTAACCACCCTAAAAACGCTCTTTGAATGTTATTCTGTTGAATTATTGTTTCCTTATCTGCAACGTCCATAAAATGCTTGTCTTGATTTCGGATCGTTCTAACAACTTCATTTTGTAATTGTTTTGCCTTGAATCTAAACGGAAAATCCTCCAATTTATCGGCAACACTTGGAAGTATTGACATTATAACTGTGAGGTTAAAATCTTCTTTTGTCATTTCACTACTTGTTGGTTTATAACTTCTAAATAATCAAGGTATAAAGTGACGTTAAATGAGCCGCCTTTGTCATTCTCTGATTTCTGACCTCTCCAGTGGCGAACCATCTGCGCTAAATTTGGAGTTAATTTTATAAATGTATTTGCTTTCATCTTTCCGCTATTTTTGTTATTACTCTAATTTTCTGTGAATCTTCCAAGTCGTAATCTTCAATAACTTCAAGAATCTCGGTTAAATTCTTCTCTAAAAATGCAACCTTTTTAGCACATTCACGTTCATTTGTCAAGTCGTTTACTAATACTTCGATTGAGCGTTCAAGTTGCTTAGAGGGGTTGTTTTCGTATGCATCAATCATTATGCATAACGTGACTAATGTATCTTTTAATTCTTTCATAACATTCTAATTTGTGATTTAACATCTCTCCAATAAATGGCTCTTTCGTAATTCTGTGCCTGGACCATTTCTGTACGTATATTTTCAGCTGCAATCAATGCGCATTGTTTGGATAAAATAGATACTAAAATTTCTTCTCCATAATTTTCACCTTCATCCATCAATAACATTCGATATTTATGTACAAGGCGTTCTGCGTTTTTTTGTGGTGTCATAATTCTAAAATTTGGGCTAATGTTTTTTGATAACTATACTTTAAACGTTTTATTCCTGCTTCAACTATTTCAGTATCTTTTAAAGTGAACCCGTTTGCCCCTGCGAGACGATTGTAAGCATTCATAGTGTTTAAACGTTCAATCATACCTTCGTACATATTTAAATAGTCTGAGGCTCTTAAATGAAGTGTTTGTATTTTTTCTAACATAATTTAAAGTTTTGCAAATCCTGCGTTAAATTCTATTCTATCTAATTTATCATTCAAAAATAAATCGTAAAAAACTTCTGCTGTTCCATACGCTTTACCATTATATTTTAATTCCTTGTCAAATACTGATGTTATAGTCATACTAATAAATTTTCTTTTTTCAAGTTCTAAAATTTTAACTCCAAAACTTTTTAAATTGTCGTGTGAAGTTGTTCCTTTACTTGTTTGGATTCTCAAAGATTGAACTTTTTTAAGTTCGTTTTTGTGATTAACACACCACGCTTTGAATTCTGATATTGACATTTCTAAATACATATTGTTTTGTTTTGTCTTACAAATATATATAAACTTTTCTTTTATATAACAATAAATCAAGAAATAAGTTAATAATTACGTAGAACTACGTAGATAAACTAAGTAGAACTACGTAGGAAAGTGTATTAAAATAGTAGATTAGAATTCTCTTCGTAAGGTAAATAAGAAGTTTTACCGTTCTTTTTTACAGCTATTAACGCTTGTTTTCGATTCCTACCTTTACGGTAAGATATGTGGAACCAACTTGCTTTACCATTTATCGGAAATTCTGCAATCATTTGGTCAAACACAACATTCTCAATTATCCAATCGAATAACTCTTTATCGTGCAAATCAACGTCCATAGCCTCACCTTTGCAATGCTGGCTTGAAACAGCTCCTCCAATGCGAGAATTCACACGCAGTGAGCGAAATCCTGACGAGATGTTAATAGGTCGTTTAATGTGTTCTCGTATTGGTTCGAATACGTTTTCGCACAATAGTATAGCAGCTGTTTTTTCAGTAAATCCCATCTTATTG